TTAAAAGGTTTTACAGTTTTACCCTCTACACTACTCTGGCTCCCTACTCCAGACTTAGACCCTTTCGAGAAATGTGGGTTAGTGTCTAAGAACTCCTTAACTCTTTCATCAATCGTTAAAAGTTCGCCTTTTGAGTTATACCTAATATTGTTATTATTATCAAGTATTTCAATTCTATTATCATCACTAAGTTTTATGCCTGATTTAATCAAGTCTACTACTTGTTGAGGGTTGATAGCATTTAATTTAGAAGCTACTGATAGAACAGAATTATCTATTCTTTCTTTTTTTATTTCACCCCTGATTTTTGCTAACTCTTGATCTTTTTCTGCAATACGATCTTGCATAATTTTTTCAAGTTCCTGTTTAGACTTAGCTTCTTTAATTTCTTTTTCTTTTAAAGCAATTTCTTCTTGTTTCTTAACTTCTTCAAGTTGCTTTTCGTGTTTTTTCTTTTCAGCTTCTAATCTAGATTTAATTATATTATCTAATTGTGCTTGGTTGAAAGTCATAGTTTTTGTTTCTTGACTTTGTACTTCTTGTGTTTGTTGTGTTTCTTTTGGTTGTTCTACATTGTTTTCTTTTGTAGCTTCTGTACTTGTTTCAGCTTTTGGTGCTTCTGACATTTTTTACTCCATTTGTTAACTTATTATTATGTTACCCGTTTCGTCATACCAATCAGGGCTGACGTAACTCCATTGATGTCTACAATTATAACCACCACGAACAATTAAAGGATTTCCAGACTTCTTGCCTTTCCAACTTTTTCTTGTCCATAGGCTCTTGATTTCATCAATCGTAAATAGTCCTGATTTTCTTGTATCATATTTCCCTGTTCTTACAAGTCTACAATGATCTCTTGTAGTAGGTATGTTTGATCCCTGATATTTAACAAATACTAACCCAGCGTCTTGCGATTTAGCTAAATTCAACTGAGAGTCAAATTCTCTCAACCCATCGTTTAATATTTGACCAGCATATCTTTTCATATTCTCACCCGCTCTATCTCTAGCAAATTTAGATTGTAATACTTGAATATTCTTGTCTAATTTCTGCCTTAATGCTTTACCTTGTGGTGTTCTTTTGTCTGTTCTTCTAACTTTCACTTCGTCTTTCTTGATTTGTTTAACAAGTTTATTAGCTTCTATGTCGTCTGATTGAGAGTAGATACCATTAATAGTTTGTCTAAGTTCTTTTTCTAATTCAACAAATTCAGCACCCGTTAATGTAGATTGATATATCTTTTCTGATATTCTTCTTGTCATAGTATTAGATACATCTTTAAATTGTGTAAAGGTTTGTTTTTTAAGATTTTGTATTAATATTAAATCAGGCTTTGTTAATTGTTGGAACTGTGCTGGTATTCTTCCAATAGTCTTAAATTGTTTTTCAACTCTTTTAGCTTGTTTGTTGTAACCCTCACGAACTACTCTATCACTCCACGCTAAATATTCTTTTTCTAATACTGCTTTAATTTTAGGCCTTATAGCGATTGCTATTTTAAGATCAAATAATTTGCCTTTGTCTGTTGGTAAATCACTTCCAGCTAAACTTACGATTTGATTTTCTATTTTATCTAATACTGTTATTAGTTGCCCATAGTATTTACTTTCAGCTATTTCTATTTGCTTTATTCTGTACTCCGCTAAATCTTTTACTATATCTGCCATTCATTAAACTTCTTCTTCTTCAACTTCTTGATCTTCTTGTGTAGCTTCGTCTTGTGTAAATTCACCTACTTCACTATTAGCGTCAATCTCATCAAATATTTCAGATAATTTAGCATCGTCATCAACTACTGCTCTAGCAATCTCTTTATCAATTTCTTTTATTAAACTTGGTGATGGTACATTAATTGCTTTTGCTTGTTGGTAGAATAATAAATCAGTTGCGTAATCTCTAATGTTAAATGTATCAGGATAATTTATTTCACCATCAAATTTTGTGTTTTGATAATCTGCGTATATCTTAAATATTTGTTCTTCTGCTAATTCTAAGTTATCTGCTTTTTCTGATAATCTTGCATTAAGTAATTCAAATTCTGTTTGTAAAGCTATTCCAGAACTTATTTGTGTTTTAGTATTTCTTACTGCTCCTGTATGTGCAATTCTATTAATTGATTCTACTTTTCTTGCTATTGAATCCATAATAGCATTTAAGTTCTGTCCGCTAGGTTGTAATAAATATGGTTTTAAGTTCGGCTCCATCTCATCAGGCATTTCTATAATAGCACCAGCACCAGCAGAAGCATTTACTCCATTTGTTTTTACTAATGACGGGTGATTAGTTAATCTAATTAATTGTTCGATCTCAGAATATTCATTGTAGATTGCTCTTTGTAAATCACTTATATCTACAAGATCAGACTGACCAATGCCCCTTTTATGCGACTTAGCATTGTATAAAATAACTGCTGGTATTTTGCCAATCTGATTATCGGCAGTATCTATTAATGTTGGCTCAGTTTTTTGATCTTCAACATATAAAGTATCAACTGTATCTTGATACCAAACTCTAATATATGTTCCGCCATTTTTATCGACTTCTTCTCTTATCTTTAAGTAGTCTAATACATATTTACCATTTGGTTGTCTTTTAAAATTCCAATCTAAAACATTTTCGGGTGTAACGATTGAAAGGTAAGGTCTTATGTCTTGGTCTAGTTCTTCTGCTCTTGTATTTGTTTGTATTTTTGGTTTATCTAAAACTAAAAAACAATGCCCGTATATTGAAGCATAGTTTTGTGCTGATTTCATAACTGTATTGAAATTGTTTCCCTCTAAGTCAGAGTCTTTTAAGAATCGTTCTAAAGTAGGATCTTCTGCCATATTACCAAAATCTCTACTTGCTTTAGTTCTAAATAAAAAAGAAGAATATATTTGAACTATATTTTTACAATGATTATCGCAAGGTGTGTTAGCTAGTCTTTGATTAAACTCATTATCTAATTCTAAATTATATCTGTTTAAGTATTGGCCAATCATATAATCATAACCACCATTGAATGATCTAATATAATATTCCCAATTACTTACGTTGCTTGAATAGTCTTTGTGTGTGTCTAGAATGTCTTGTCTGTTATATGCCATATCTTCTATTTAATTTTATACCCCATCTTTGAGGTTTGAAAGTTGTGTTTGTTCTTATTAGTGGTTTCACGATTTCTGTTAAATATCCTATGCTGTCGTTCATATGGTCAAATCCTTGTTCCTTATCAGGAATATTTGTGTTTTCCTTGTATATCTGTCTTTGTAAACCTTTTGTAATGATTTTGCAACTAGGATCTACATAGATATATCTTTTACCATCTGCTGACTTCAAACTAGAGTTAACTGCGTTGATACGATCTCTTACAGGACTATGTTTAAGTTTACATTTCACACTAAAACCAGCGTTTTGTAATATAGATAAATCAGTACGACCACCCGCAGAAGTTTTACGTTGTCTACAAGCTGGATCAGGATAAACTATTATTTTTACTTTCGATCCATATCTATCTTTTATTTCATCAACCATTTCATCTGTATTAGAAGAATAAATAACTATTTCATCAACAAAGTGTATTATGTTTTTATCTATCTGTGCTACACTAGCTGACATCGGATCCACGTTAAAGTCTAAACCAATATGTAAAGGTTTTGAAAAATCTATTTTCTTTTCTTTAACATTTTCTACTGCGTGAAAGTTATAGTAAACACTACCAGCATAATTTTCAAACGTACCCTCGAACTCTTGTCTGAAAGTTCTTATATCAATATCTTGTTTAGCTTGTTCAATTTCTTCTTTAGAAACCATACCGCCTTGTAAAGTAGTATACTGAAAACTATCCCACTCTTTTTCTTGCTTTCCTTTAAGATACATTCTGTATGACCAATTACCATATCCCTTTGGCGAACCGCACATTAAAACATCGCCCTCAGTATCAGCAATAGAAGCCCTTAATACTTCCGTCCACGCTTTTTCTTCAATGTCTGCAAACTCATCAAGAATTAAAAAGTCTATTCCTACACCCCGTAAGCTATCATAATTTTCACAACCTTTTAATGATATTATACTTCCTGTCTTTTTTATTCTAATACTTAAATTACTTTCATTAATTACATCAACCCATTTAAAGTCTAAAAGCATTTGTTTTAACTTACTCCATACTATTTCTCTAGCCATCTTAAAAGTTGGTGCTACATACCAAATGTTTTGTTTAACTTTTGTTGCGTATTTCATCATTTCAGTAATACATAAAAAGGTTTTTCCAAACCTACGGCCTGATACTAAAACTCTAAATCTTCTTTTACTATTACTTACTGTGTGCTGGGGTTTTGTTAGCGTAATTTTCATAACAACCAAAATTTATAACTATTTTGTCTTTTTCTACGTTTATTCTTCCTATATCTTGTAACATTTCTCTACTGACTTCATAGCCGTTGATAGCACAATCGTAATGATTATTGAAACTATTAATTTCTATTGGGTTTGAACAAGCTAATGCAACCGCAGAACAAATTTTCATTACTAGTGCATAAACCATTCATTTCCTTTTGTAATACTTACGTGTTACCCTTTTGTTCCATATCCACATAGATAATCTTGAAAATGTAATCTCTAATGCTTTTAAAATCCGATCTATCATTTAAACTACCCATAATTACTTTAATCTAATATTATTTTCTTTATTGATTTAGAGCCATCAATATTTGTTTCAAGTTCTACTTTAGATTTAATACATTTATAATCTATATTATCTTTTACTTGTCTTGTGGCTTCTCGTTTATGCTTTAAACAAACAGACATAGACTCTTGTATTCTATGCTCTTTAATCTCACCATTAACAAACATTAATAATGCTACAACTGTTTCGATCATAATACTTTCCCTTTATTTTTACCCTCTTTAATTTTGTATCTTTGTGTTCCATTAGCACCTATCTCTACTTCTTGTTTTAAGAATTTAGTAAAGTTTAGTTGCTTAACCTTTTTAGAATACCACTTTAAATATTCTATTAATTTTCTATTCAATCTACTCATTAATGCCCGTTACCATTCTTTCTAACTTTATCTTTAAGATTTTCTACATCAGCCAGTGTCTTTTCTAACTGTTGTTTTAAAAATTCTATATTAACTTTGTTGGTCATATTCTGTTCTTGATTCTTAATTAATTTTTCTACATCTTCAAACAAACTTTCAATTAACATAAACTGTTCTTGGTCAACTGGTTTCTGATGGCTTTTTTTAAGCAAGTCAGCTTGAAATAATTCTCTTGATGTTTCCAAGGATGTAAGTCTAGCTGTTACTTCTGTATATGCAAACACACCCATAGCTACAGCAACAACAATACCAATCATATTTTTAACTGGCATAGCTACTTCTGTTTTATCACTTATCTTCATAAAAGTCCTTGAACAACCATTCGACATATTTGTTCCAAAGTTTTTTGATAAATTTGAGCAT